ATGCTTAAACGTTTAAAATGTATGCTAAAAGGACATGAGTTTCTCATGAATTATAACCCACAAAAGCGTTGTTATTATGAATCACGATTTGATACATGCAGGTGTTGTAATGCAAAACGAAAATACGGATATACCCATAGAAACCATGAGCGCAGCGTTTTTACTCGGTAAATTGCATGTGGGATTAGTTTTAATACTGCAATCCCATTGGGATAATGAGCGAAAACTAAAAGAACTAAGGAATCTTGAGTATGAAATTAGATGCAGTATAGAAAAAGTTTATTATTCTAATCATGACTTATAGTAACGTTCTTAGCACTAACACCTTTTTGGGTGGTAAAGGACTCAAACGATACTTTATCGCCCTCATGCAATGTTTTAAAGCCTTGTGATTGAATCTCCTTGTAATGTACAAAATAATCCTTACCCTGGGATTCAATAAATCCAAACCCTTTGGCCTCCGAAAACCACTTCACTTTTCCTTGTTGCATTGAATAACTTCCTAGTTAATTAATAAAATCCGTTTTAAGGCATCAAAATTCAATTCCTAGCCACTTTTACCATTACCACGAAACCGATGCATAGGTAATTTTTCAGGATGCGCATAACGCAAATTTGAGCCATCTGAGTAACTATACATTCCATTCTTAACCCATAACTTAACGTGTAGAATTAAAGCGTCAATGGGTATTAATCCTGATAACATATCGCGTTTGTCCTCGATACTCAATAGGCGTGTGCTGATTAATTCAGCTTTCACGCACATCATTTTTGCTATCGTTATCAATAAATCTTTGCACTGCTCTACCGATAGCGGTATTGGTTGGTATTTGTCCATATTCAGAGAGTCCTAGTAATTTCCGTATTACCGGCATGCATTGTGCCATTCCTTTTAGGTGGGCGTATTGGGGTAATAGGCCGTCTTTTGGTGGATAATCATCATCCATGATTAGATCCCCTTAGCATTGTTTTCGGTTATACCCCTTAGCTTCCATCCAGTCATTAACCCATTTGTAACCAGTACGTCCTTTCATTTGGTAATACTCTTGGGTTGGGAGTCTATCGAGTAAATACATGGATTGTATGAAGTCACCAACCCATTCATAACCAGATATATTCTTTTCAAAACGAACAAATTCGTCTTCTGTAGGTTCTTTTAACTCTATATTCAAAACTTTTTTATGTCTTTTAGCCCATCCTTTGGGTTCTTCAAAGGTTCTATTGGAAACGAGTTTCAAGATCCCTCTCAATCTCTGACCTCTGCCAATATCTTTCTCGCGATTTAAAATTGAATACAACGCAGCACTTAAAAAATCATCAAGACATTTTATATTTTCTGATTCAAACGGAGTTTTTTCAAAAGACTCGGTAAGTTTTTGAGTTTCATCAATAGCCAGGATTTTTTGGGTTTGAAAGGGTGTTACTACTACTACGGGTTTTTGGGGTGGCTCTGTAGTATTGTGTAGGATCTCTTCTGTATATATAGATGAATCGGACAAAATGGCCGTTCCCGAACGGACAAAGTGGCCGGTTGGGGCAGTTTTTATACAGTTTTCTTGTTCGTTTTCTGTTCCATTCAGACATAGTGGCCGGTTGGGGCAATCTGAGTTCAAAATGATTGATATTAATTCAATTAGTTTATCCATGTTAGGGCGCAGATGAAGGGTATTAAGGTCATTTACTTTTTTAACTTTTGTCTCAATAAGTCCTTGTTGTTCAAGTCTTGTTAACTTTCTTCGCATAGTTCGTTCAGGGATTAATATTTCATCAAACCATTCCTCATAGGGTTTATAAAACCATCCATCTTTACAAATAGTTGATTTATTTGAATAGAAAACTATCTGATTTAAAATTAACCCCAATGACTGACTTCCAGTAACCTGGACATAGAGTTTTGGTGTGGTAAAAGTTGAGGTTTGTCCAGAAAATAATGAAATGATTTGTTTATTTAGGTTTACACTTGGAGTGGACATGTTATAATTGCTCTCTGTATGGACACGCTAAGCCGTTTATATCGCCAAAACTTGGTATCCGGTTGTACATAGCTCGAATGGCAACTTTGGTCGGGAGACATTCTAGCGCTGAAATAAAATCCCTGGGGGGATACATGACGTGCCACCCAGTGAATCTTGTAATTATGCATTAGTTCTTTTCTTTATTCCATTCCTCATGTTATATTAATCCTGTAGTAAATTTTAATGATTAACTTCCGGTATGTTTTATTGCAAAGCATAAAGCCCGCATTGTTCGTCCTTATGCGGGCTTTTCTAACGCTTCAATTATATCCTCCATCCATTGTTCAACAAGATGAACCTCCGCAATATTAAAACAAAATTGATTATTATCTGGACTGCGATCATGTATTGAATTAGCGAGCTTCTCTAGTAAATTTTGAGCTTTAACATGTAAATCAATGTCCATACGTTCACCTTATTAATGGGTTCTAGATGATAGATAATTTTGAATCATTTGTTCCATATCGACTTTAAAATGATCGGTAAAATAAAGATGAATGCAAGTTATTGCTAACACGGCGCGTCTTATCCTTTGCTCATCATTTGTATTTAAATCTTTTAAAATACGCTCAAGAAAATCAATATAATATTTTAATGTTTTTCTAGCTTTTTTAATTGTAACTTTTGATTCATCATCCATTATTATTCCTTATTCATACAGCTTTCTAAGACGCTCAATCATTTCAATTTCTCTTTTATCAATTACATAATGCTGTAATATCAAGTCAATTTGACGTTCTAACACATAGCAACGCATAGTGATTTTATCGTGATACTTAGAGGATTTTGAATAAAGTGAAATCCATACGCAACAAGCAAATATCATCATAATAGGATTGATATAGTATAAAATCTCAGCGCCTACATGAAACCATTCTGTAAATAAACTCATTTAATCTCCTTAGCATTCATTTGTAATTTAGCCTCATTTAAACAGCTATCTAAAACATTGATTAAAATATGCCCTGTCTCTGGATAAAGATGTTTATATTTATTAGTAAACCAAAACATCAATTTAACAATTTTTCCTTTTAATTCCATAAAGGCAATTACATCATCCGGTAAGTTCTTTTTTTTATTAACAGATTCATGTTTTAATTCACCATGGGTTAAACGTTCTAACTTATATTGCGAATCCTCCGGTACAAATCCCCATTTTGTCCAATTAATTAATGATGAATTGGACATACCTGTTTCTTTAGCAAATCGATAACTACTTTTATAATAATCCCATACCTCTTGCGGTGTCATACATACCCCTTTTTTATTAATTTAAAAATAGTTTATATTAAAGCTTGCAATAACGCAAAACATATTATAAACTGTTTCTACGTCAAACCCGACGCAAACTAAATAAAGTAAAAGGGGTATGCAATGCAAGAATATAATGAGAATGAGCAAGAACATTGTTTTGTTGAAGGAATTAAAGAATTAGATAGTGTCAATAAAAGAATAGCGAAGTTATTGGTGAGAAAAGAGGAACTAACCAATCAAATCATCGGTGCGCTTGATCATGAACATGAAGGGCAGAAAACTTATGAATACGGGATTTGGAAACTTGAAATTCGCACACCATTCATCTATTCACTTAATAAAAAAGCCTATGAATCTGAAGATTATAGATTGCCTGCCGAATTTAATCCTATTAAAGAATCCATATCCTATACCATTGATAAACGATTATGCGATAAATATTTGATAGAAGCTCCTCATGAGGTACGTGATGCGTTGATTGAATTGATTGATAAGAAGCCAGGTAAAGCATCTGTTACGATTAAGGCGAGGGTATAGCCATGAGCAATACAGTTCTTATTATAGGTCAAAGCGGATCGGGAAAATCTACCGCCATGAGACACCTTGATCCTAAAACAACCTTTATCATTAATGTTCTTGATAAGCCCCTGCCATTTAGGGGTTTTAAGAAGAATTATTCTTTAGTAACCAAAGAAAATATGACAGGTAATTATTTTACAACCCATGATTGGGCTACCGTTGTACGTTGTATTGAGATGGTTAATAAAGAACGCGAAGACATTACCACTTTGATTATAGATGACTGGCAATATATTTTATCTTATGAGTTTATTAAGCGTGCTACGGAGAAGGGATTTGAAAAGTTTAGTGAATTGGCCCACCATGGTTGGGCTACTATGAACACCTGTACTACGGGAACCAGGGCATCATTAACCACGTTTATCTTGGCACATAGTGATATGGATGTAACGGGTCGATCCAAGCTTAAAACTATCGGTAAGATGTTGGATGAAAAGATAACCTTGGAAGGGTTATTCACT